GCAAATACTTTTTAGTCTTACGTTGAGGTGTCTTAGGTGGTTTCGTCTGCTTCTTTGGTTTAACTTCGACGATATATTTCTTGAGAGAACCATCTTTATCTCTGACCTTTACATAGAAGTCAGGATAATATCGGTGTACCCTACCATCAGTGGGGCAACGATACGGTATGATAATCTCTTCACTACCCCACTCTAATACATTCTCTTCTCTGTCGCAGTACTTCATAAACATAAGCTCCCAAGATGATCTGTAAAAGATCCTACGAGGGTCACCTTTATACTTCTGGTAGTTCACTGGTTTGTACTGTCCAGAGTACGCCATAAATAAAATGTATCTTAAGCTATATTTAGATGGCGAATCTCTACGATGATTTGCGCAAGCAGCTAAAACGTGGCGCTGGTGTTGCCAAGTCTAACCAATTTAGAGTTACCATCCCAGCAATCTGGCAGCTTGATCTGAAAGGATTAGATGTTAGCAACTCGACGCGAGAGTCGATGGAGTTGCTGTGTAGTCAAGCGTCATTGCCTAGCGTGCAGGCAGCGACGGGACAAGTTAATGGATACTATACTGGACATAGTATGAAGTATCCGACGATGAAGATGTACAATGATCTGTCATTGACTTTTATCTGTGATGCTAATATGACAGCTTATAAAGTCTTCCACGCTTGGTTTGATAAGATTTTCCAAGAGGTGGATAATAGTGGAAATGATATTGATATGATGGAAGGGTGGACTCAAAGTCCTGACAGAGATAGAAATAGATTTACGCGAGTTGCTTACCCTGATCAGTATCAGATGTCACTTCTGGTTGATAAGTTTGAACCTGGACCTGTCAACAGATCTCAAACCAAATCAATGAGATATTGGTTCCAGAATGTCTACCCATACTCTATTGATGCTGTGCCTCTGGATGCTGGTACCACTACACTAGTCACTTGTACAGTTAATTTATACTATGAAAGATTTGAAATTCAATACGAAGATGCTTTACAAGCTTTCAAATCTATGTCGCAATTAGATCGTTATCCTTTACCAAAGTCACTTCGTAAACAGCTTAGAAGAATTGATGATAAGACCAGAAAGTTTTCAAAGAATTTGAAACAAGCGTTTGACATCTGACGATAAATAAAAGTACTGAACCCACACACTATGGCTTTACCAAAACTTGAGGTACCTTCGTATACTGCTGTTCTTCCCTCTACAGGGCAGACAATTAAGTATAGACCTTTCCTCGTTAAAGAAGAGAAGACACTTCTCCTTGCTTTAGAATCTGAAGATCAAAAACAAATTCAGGATGCAGTGGTTACACTGCTTACTAATTGCATCACGAGTCGCTTGAATGTCAAGAGACTTGCAATGTTTGATCTGGAATATTTGTTCCTGAAGATTCGTGCTAAGTCTGTAAGTGAATCTCTTGAGCTGAAAGTCACTTGTACAGATGATAATGAAACTCAAGTTGATGTTGAAATTAACTTAGAGGAAGTGGAAGTTAACATACCTAAAGAACATACTGATATTATTGAGCTGACTGAAGATGTGTCTGTCAAGATGAAGTATCCTTCTCTGGATCAGTTCATCAAAAATAATTTTGGTGACACTGAAACTAGTCCTGAAGAAGTATTTGAAATGATTGCTGAATGCATTGATCAAATTATTGATGGTGATGAAGTCCACGAGTCTTCGTCGTCCAGTAAGAAAGAATTGGTTGCATTCATTGATAGTCTTACATCACAGCAGTTCCTTAAGATGCAAGAGTTCTTTGCGTCTATGCCTAAATTATCACATACATTCAGTGTAATTAATCCGAATACAAAAGAGAGATGCGAGTATACCCTGGAGGGTTTAGCATCTTTTTTCGGGTAGTGATGTCCTATAATACTCTAGAGAATTACTTTAGGACAAACTTCGCACTAATGCAGCATCACAAATACAGTCTTACTGAGATTGAAAATATGATGCCGTGGGAAAGAGAAGTATACATTGCTCTCCTCCTCGCACACCTTGAAGAAGAGAAACTTAAACAACAAACAGGGTAAATGGCGTCCGAACAGAAAATAACAGCGCTGCTTACGGTCAATAGTGCCCAGCTGAATGCGCAGAAGATCACTAACAATCTTTTATCTGATGTCTTAAATGCTCAGATAAAAACTAATGGTCTTCTGGGGGCACAGAATGCTATTACTAAGAGGCGTATTAGTGCGGACAAGTTTGCTCAGCAAGAGAATGCTATTGAGAAGTTTAGACAAAAGAAAGCTGGTGGTAGTCTAAAGGATAAGGTAAAATTACCAGGCAAGATTAACTGGAAGAATGTTCTGGGTCTTGGTGCTCTTGCTCTTGGTGTTGGTGCCCTTGTCGCAGCTATTGATGGTGTATCTAATGGTCTTGCTGGTTTTGCTGATAGAATTGATGGCATTGCTCAAGGACTAGAAGACTTTGAAGTCAAGTTAAGAGAGACCGCATCCAAAGTTAGAGATTTCTTGACACCCATCGCTGGGTTTAGTATGTTTGGCTTGCGCCAAGCGTCTATGGGTGTTGACGCTGCCAAGTCTGGTAAGTATGCTACTACTGGTGGTAAAGTTCGTGGTGCTGTTGGTAGAGGGATAGTAAGAGGGGCGAAAGGGACTGTTGGATTAGCTGGTAGAGGTATTAAAGCTACTGGTAACCTAGCTCTCGATGGTGTTGAACTTGGTTTAAACAAAGTTGCTGGTACTAATACTGCTGCGCTAGCTGACAAACTAGATGACATTGCTATCAGACAGGGAGCACGTGCAGGTAGCACAACCCTAGCAACTGGTCTTACTCCTAAGACTTTAAAAGATTCTCTTATTTCTGCTACAAAAACTATCAGAGAAAGAGCTGCTGGTTTTGTAAGTAGTACAAGACAGGGAACAGGCAATGCTCTCAATGCAGTAAGAAATGCCCCTGGCAATCTCAATACACAGCGTAAGCTGTTTATGCAGGGCATCACTGGTGCCGATGATGTATCTGTTCTCCGCACTGCAGGTCGTCCCTTCCCGAACGTTGCACGTGGTGCTGGTAGTCTTGCGGATGAAGTGGGTGGTTTCTTCCGTGCTGGTAGAGGTCTTAGAACAGGTGCTCAGAACGCTGTCAGTGCTACTAGACAAGCAGTCTCTGCAGCAACTCCGCAGGGACTCAAGCAGTTTATGGCAGTCTCGAAAGCTGCTGGTCCTCAAGCTGCAATCCTTGGTACCTTTGATGACATCGTTAAGAACCTTAAGAACCTTAAGGTAAAAACTATTACCTCTTTGGGTAGTGCATTGAAAGCATTGCCTGGACAGTTTGCAACCTTAGGTAAGTCATTAAAAACTTTTGGTGGTAGTGTCAAGACTGCTATTGCAAACTTTGATCTGGGTAAAGCTGCCATCCAAGTAAGTAAAGTTGGATCGCGTGGTGCTCAGGGTCTTGCTAGAGGTGCTGCTGGTATTGTCCGTGGTACTCCTGGTGCTGCTAGAGGTCTTGCCGATACACTTGCGAGAGTGAGAGCACCTAGGTCTCCGCTTCCTGGTGCACCACCATCTATGCTTCAGAGAGCTGGTGGTCTTGCTGGTGGTGCTGCGAAGGGTGCTGGGTCTATTGTCAAGCGCATTCCTATCCTTGGTTCCTTGATCTCTGCTGGTTTCGGTGCTCTGGAAGCGAACACTGAGGAGATGGACAGACTGAGGGCAGAGAATCCTCAGATGGATGACGAACAAATCAAAGCTGGTCTCGCTGATGGCACTCTGAAGAAAGACAAAGCGAAGATCATTGGTAGATCTGCTGGTGCTGGCGCAGGTGCTGGTGTCGGTACTGTGGTCGGTGGTATCCTGGGTAGTGCTCTCGGTCCTATCGGTACTGCTGTTGGTGCTGCAGCTGGTGCCTGGTTGGGTGAGAACGTTGGTAAGTTCCTGGGTGAAGGATTCGCTAACACATTCAAGTCATTCGACTGGGGTAAGACTTTCGGTCCAGTGATTACATCCTTCAAAGAACTTGCTGGTTCTATCACAGGTGCATTGGATACTGTCGCTGGTGCTTTTGGTATTAAAGGTGATGGAGAAGGTGGAAGTGGTGGATTTATTCAAGCTCTGAAGAACATCGGTAGAATCATTGGTGTTGTTGCTAAGATTCTGATGAAGGTCTTGGCACCAGCACTTCAGATTGTTGCTAAGACTATTAAAGGAATTATTGATGTAATCGCTGGTACTATTAGTGTTATCAGTGGAGTTATTCAAGGCACTATGGGATTTATCAAGAACATTATTGACAAAGTTCCTGATTGGTTGGGTGGTGATAAGCTTCGTAGTATGATTTCTGGTATGGAAGGTGCACTCAGTGGAGATGTCATCGGTAACATCAGTAATTTTGTTGATGGTGTAGATACTTCTCTTCCTAATGCTGAATCTGAATCTGAATCTGAACCTGGGAATGGTATGGGTGGTGGATTTAATCTGCTCAACCCGTTCTCTTGGTTCAGTGGTAAATCACAAGAGGCAATTGAAAGTAAAGACAAGAGCTATAGTAATAAAACTTTGTCTGGTAGTCTCCTGAATAGAAGAAACGCTACCAACGAAGCGATTAGGATGATGCGTGGTCAAGGTGGTGGCAACCACAGCTTCGTTCCTATTGGACGTGGTTATGGTATGGGTGGTCCTGCTGTGCGAGTTACCTCAAATCGTGGAATGCGTTGGGGTAAAATGCACCAAGGTACTGACATCGCTCCTACTGGTAGCAAGTTGCATATGCCTCTTTACTTACCGAAGCGTGCTACAATTGTAGATAGTCGTGCTGAAGGAAACGGTGCTGGATATGGCAACTCGATTTACTTCACCACCAGCGATGGCATTACCCATCTGTATGCTCATATGAAAAATAAGAGCAGACTTAAAGTTGGTCAGACATATCCAGCTGGAACACAGGTTGGACTGATGGGTTACTCTGGAAACACAGTACCAAAAGGTCCTGATGGCACCCACCTTCACTGGGAAACAGGAACTAATGAAGCTGATGTGGGTCGTGCTGGCAGCAGTCTGTTCAATCCACTGTCGAAGTATAGTAAGTTTGCTCCTTTCCAAGGAACTCCTAGTGCAGATGGTGCTGACAGTGATTACACTGCTGAATCTCCATCTGCATCAGACTATAGTGACCGTGGTTCTTCTCCTTTAGCGGTGTCCGCTGTCACCAGTCCAATGAGAGACTATGCGACAAACGTTCGCAATACTGGTGAAAGATTGCAGAAGAGTATGGAATCGCAGGGTATGGAATCTGGTCTTGCTGCTTCTCTTGGCGCAGCACTGGCACCGTTGGGCAACCTGAAGCAGTCTCTGATGGAAGCTGTAAGTGCTGGACGCCCTGCCCCTGGTGGAGGTTCTGATAATAGTAGTATGTCTGCTGATGGTGATGTTTCAATGTTCCCCACCTCCTCCCCAGTTAGGGATGGTGGTCACGTGTTCGCAGGAGATGTTTGATGGCTGATACAGTAACAGAGGCACAAGTAGGTTGGAAACTAGTAAATTGTAAGCTCATAATGGATGGTGGGGCAGAGATTCCACTGACAACCAACCTGAATACTTTCACTTACTACGAAGACCTTGAAAGGATTTGTCCTACTGCAACAGCTGTCCTTAATGACTTAGGTTCACAGGATTTGCCACTGTCAGGTGGAGAACAATTCACAATTACATTAGTTACCGATCAAACTTCTGAAGAGGAAGTAACTCACGAGTTTATTGTTGGTAGTAATGGTACTCCCTTCGTTGATTTTAAAGGAAAGTATGCGACACTTAATCTGATTAAAAAAGATAGTAAAGTATTCTCTACCTTCAAGGCGATGAATACTTACAAAGGTACAGGTGATAGTATCTTGGCACTTGCATTTCAGGATGCAAAGATGGAGCAACCCGTTCGAGCAATGGGTGCCACACCATTTAATAAGTTGCTGATCCCTGGTGAAGGTATCTCTCTTGATAAGCTGGCGAGGAGAGTTTGTACACAGTCAATTCCTAAAGCAGGAGAGCAGGCAAATACCTGTGGATATTTCTTGTGGGGAACGAGAATGGGATATAACTTTGCTTCGATTGATCACCTTTTATCTACAGGAGATGATGCATACAATGGCATCAAACCTTTTTGGGAATACTATCAAGCACCTTCAAATACTAATCAAGTCCCAGCTCATCTAATCATTCAGCACTATTCAGTCAAGAGAGATGGTGATCTCAAAGCAATGGCTGACAAAGGTGTGTTCTCTGCTATACTAGCAGTGACCAACACAGATACTCAAGAATTCAAGGAAGAAAGGTGGAACTTGCAGGACCACTGGGCAGACTGGGGTCACATTGGCACCCAAACTGCCTTCCCTGAATGGATGGTTAAATGGTTGGACGAATACCTCACCTCCACATCTAACAATACAGCTGCAGTTAGAACCTTCAAGATTAACACAACTAATGAAGCATATTTTAATGAAGAAGAGCAGGCAGCTGAGACTACTGGTAGAGATGGTGGTGATGTAGAAACCGAATACCCTGACTGGGGTCCCTATACTATTTGCCAGTACAACGCAAGACGTGCTACAATGGCAATGAACGTGACGAATGTTGTCGTTCCTGGTAACTCTCAGTTAAAAGCTGGTGACAAAATTAAATTGCACATCCAGTCTTCTAAACCTGACCACGCTAAGGATGCTGACGATGAGGATCTTCGTAGAAGTGGTGCCTATCTTATCTTTAGGGTAGCGCATAGATATACTATGAAACCTCGCGAGTGTTTTACTGCTGCTACACTCGTCAAGGACTCTATGAACAAAAACTGTTGACAATGGACAAAGAATTTCTAGATCAATACCCCCCTGAATGGACACAGGGTCTCCGAACTGTGCTCGACAAGCTTGAGGAGGAAACAGATGAAGGTATTCGCGCTAAACTTTTTGGTCAATTAGCTCTAGGTCTTGAAAGACTGAAGGCAATGACTGAGAACCGTCAACCGCACGGTGTCGAGCAGATTTGAAATTCGAGATAAATAAACCAGAATTCTCGAAAAAAAACTCCGCCAAAAAATCACCCCTTTAGGTTTTCAAATGGACTCTATCGAAAAACATA